GTAAGCAACTCATGGGCACGATGGACCGGCTAGCCGACGCAGCAACGCGGCAGGTGCGAATCGATGTAATGGTCACGCGCTCAATCAACGAAATCGTCACGCGGATAACGCAGAACATCACCGGCCCGCAGGCTCGCGCCGAGGGTGGCCCGGTCATCGCCGGTCGGTCCTACGTTGTCGGCGAGGTCGGCCCGGAACTGTTCACACCATCAACGTCGGGGAACATCACACCGAACAGCGCGATGGGCGGGAACACTTACCAGATCACGGTGCAGGCTGGTGTCGGTGATCCGCGTGCTATCGGCCAGCAGATCGTCGAATATGTGAAACGATTCGAGAAGGCCAACGGGCCCGTGTTCGTGGCGGCCTGATGCCTACCCGGGTGCAGATCGCCTTCGACCTTTCCGCGACCGCAGGTGTCAACTTCTTCACGCTGGACGACACCGACAAAGGCGTGCTAGATAACACGGCCTACCTGCTTGGCGGTGACGTGTTGATTGACGTGACCAGTTACGTCCGCGACTTCACTGTGAACCGGGGCCGGTCCACAACCTTGCAGAAGTTCACCGCAGGACAGGCGAATGTGACGCTCGACAACCGCACCCGAATTTTCGACCCCACCTACGCCGCAGGCACCTACTACGGCCAGATTCTTCCGCGTAAACAGATCGTCATCGACCGTGACAGCGAAGTCATTTACACGGGGCTAGTCGAGGACTGGAACTTTAACTACGACGTCAGCGGGCAGAGCCTCGCGGAAGTTTCCGCATCCGACGGCTTCACCCTTGTCGCTAATCAGACGAGAACGGCGGGCACCGCGACCAGTCAACTAACCGGCGCCCGGGTCGCGGCAGTGTTGACAGAGATCGGCTGGCCGCTAACGCGGCGAAGTATTTCCACCGGCCAAGCGACCTTGGATGCTGACGTGGTGGCCGCCGACGAGAACGCGCTGAACTATTTGCAGAAGGTCGAAACGTCAGAGCCCGGCGCGTTGTTCATCGGTAAGGCCGGTGACTTCACTTTCCGTGACCGCGCCGACCTGCAAACCTACACTTCAGGTCTGACGTTCGGCGGCACCGGTATCCCCTTCACCGGGATGGGTGTCGTGTTCGGTGTCGAGGAACTGCTGAACGTTTCCAGCGTCACCTTCACCGCTGCCGGTGTGATCGCCGGGACCGCGATAGCAACCGACGCCGCAAGCCAAACGGCGTACGGCACGATTGACGAGACGATTGACACCCTGCTGGCGTCATCCGCTGACGCCACCGCGTTAGCGAACTGGCGGGTCGGCACCCTGTCGCAACCGAAGTACCGTATTGACGCGGTGACGATATCACTAGACGGCTGCACTCCGGCGCAAGCCCTGCAAGTCTTAGACGTGGAACTTGGTGATGTCGCCACCGTAACGTGGACACCGAACAGCATCGGGTCGGCAATCTCCCAGATCGTCACCGTCGATCAGATCGCCCACGACGCAGCACCAGATCGGCATGACGTCACGTTCACAATGTCAGAAACAATCGCCGCCTTCATCCTTGACGACAACATCTACGGCGTCCTGGATGATGACATTCTCGGATTCTAGGAAAGGAAAACAATGGTCGCCTTTGTTGCATCGACGGTGCTCACCGCCGCGAACCTGAACAGCGCGTTCAATCAGAAAACAATCAACACACAAACCGGCACCACTTACACACTGGTGCTAACTGATCAGGGCGGCGTCATCACGACGAGCAACGCGAGCGCGGTCACCGTGACCATTCCACCGTTCGCGTCTGTCGCGTTCGCGACCGGCACCATTATTGACTTCGTGAATCTTGGCGCCGGTACCTTGACTATTGCCGCCGGGGCCGGTGTCACCGTGAATGGCACCATCACGGCGCTCGCGCAGTATGGGTTCACTTCGATAATCAAAACCGCCACCAATACATGGTCTTACATGCCACCGGGTGGGTTCCCGGCGTCAGCAACCGCAACAGTAGCCACATCCCAAACCACGACCAGCACCTCGTACACGGACCTTGCGACGGCGGGACCAGCCGTCACGGTCACCACCGGGACCAAGGCGCTAGTTATTTTCAGCGCTCAATCGGATAACAGTTCCACAAGTGCCAATAGCACGTCTTTCGCCGTCAGCGGCGCTACAACCATTGCCGCGTCGGATTCCTATAGAACCCGGTTCGACTCGACTTTGGCAACGTATGCGCAGCAACAAACTCAGGGAATTCTATTAACTGGTTTAACTGCCGGCAGTAACACGTTCACAGTTAAGTACAAAGTTTCTTCCAGCACCGGCACTTGGGCAACGCGCATTATCAACGTTATAGATATGGGGTCATGATGAGCGACAACCGGGTAACAGTAGCGGCAACTAAAGAAATAAACCTTGCCCAACTTGACATCGAACTTGGTGGCCATGGTCTGAACGGTGCTGAGGGTCTTGTGCAGGTTGTGGAGGGTTCGCCGGTTACTGAGGCGGAACTTGCGGCGGGTGTGGCGGCTCATGTGGCTGTGTGGCCTGAGCGTGACGCTAGGGCGGCGGCGTTGGTTCATGCCCGGTCTTTGGGGTTTACTGATGAGATGATCGCTGTCATGTATCCGGGACTAGTCGAGTCACCGTGACGAACGTCGCGGACCTGATTCCGTTTATCGTTATCGGTAGCGCGTTGCTTGCTGGCCTGCTGTGGTTGATTCGGGCGCAGATATCTTTGCAGCGGGAGTTCAAGCCGAACGGCGGGACGAGTACGCGGGATAGTCTGAACCGTATCGAGGTTGATCTGCGCGAGTTGCGGTCGAAGGTTGATGATCATGTTCAGTGGCATCTCAATAACTAAGGCGTGGGGTTTGTTCCTGACGGTGTTGTTTATTTTGTGGGAGGTTTCATGTGGTCTGCTAAGTTTTGGCGTGATGCGGTTGAGAGAACGGTTCGGACGATGGCGCAAACGTTGTTGGCGTTGCTGGGGAATCAGGCGGTGAATGTGGTGGCCCTTGATTGGGGTCAGATGTTGTCGATCACGCTTGGCGCTGGGATCGTTGCCGTGTTGACCGCGATAGTGGCGACCGGTATCGGCGATCATGAGTCGGCGAGTTTCCAGTGACTGAATTGAGCCTGAATGGGTGGCCGGTGATTCAGGGGTATGGTGATCCGCGACTGCGCACCGGTTGGGTGCCGGGCGCTGATCGGAGGCTAACGACGCGGAAGGAAGCGCTGCCGTTGTTTCTTGCGGTTGCTGCGGATTGGCATCGGTGGATTCATACGATTGATGACGGCGCGGTTGATACTGGTGGGTATGCGAATCGTGATGCGCGTGCGGTGCCGGGTCGGAAGTCTAATCATGCGAGTGGGACGGCGATAGATATTGACTGGTCTGGTGTTGGTGCGCCGGTGGCGCGGAATCGTGTGTTTTGGAAAACGAAGGAATCGCAGATGCGGCGCATCCTGAAGATTTACAGCATCCTGAATTGGGGCGGTGACTGGTCTCCGGCGTACTGGGACCCGATGCATCTGGAATTAAAGCCGGGGTCGAATGTTGGGAATGTGCATTTCATTATTGACAAGTTGGGGATAGGTCAGGACGGGGTGCGGAGTAAGAATAGGTTCGGTTTGCCTGCGCGGTTGCCGTGACTTTAGCAACGGCGCTCGGTGGGTTGAACTCGAACTTGTATGGTGTTAGGTGTACGGTGTGCGAGTTGTTGCATGTGTTGGTTGGTGAGGATCGTTCGGCGTTGATTGGTGCGCTTGCGGATAAGTCGTTGAGTGGGCGTGTGATTGAGTCGGCGTTGAGAAGTGAGGGTTTGCGTGTTGGTGTTGGTGCTGCGAACCGGCATCGCCGTGGTGAGTGTTGGGGAGCAGGCGTTTAGAGGGCGCCTGCTCCCCAACCTTTTCTAGTTTATGGTGCACGCCGATATGAACATGGTTCCCGTGGTCGCGGTTGGTGCCCACGGTGTGCCTTTGTAGATGCGCCACTCGTACGTGGTGCCCATGACAGTGGTGCCGGCTGGGCAGTCGCCGCCGAACAGCATCACGGCACCTGCCGGGTAGTAACCTCTTGGGCCGGGTGGCCCTTCCGGTCCGATAGCCCCCGGTGCCCCTTGAAGCCCTGTGGGGCCGCGTTCACCGGTTGGACCAGTACCACCTACCCCCGGCGGTCCTGACGCGCCTACGGGGCCCGTAGAGCCTTGGGGTCCTTGGGGTCCTTGGGGTCCTTGCTCGCCTGTTAATCCCACCGGTCCCGGCACAACTCGCACAACTTCCTTCGCGGGTTTCGTTGGTTTCTTCGGGGCGATAATTGTTGCGGCGTTCGCCGATCCTGCTATTAGAGGTAGCAAGAGCATCGACGCCGCAACGAGTTTGACACGTTGCATGGTTTGACCTTTCGACTTGTTTGCACCCGATTTGGGTGACCCGATTCTACTCGCACCAGCACCGAAAGGAAAGGCGAGTTGACGTTAAGTGAGCAGTTGAAAAGGTTCGCTGAACTTCCCGAACACCAGTCAGCGCAACCAGTGATAGCACGCGCACCGTCCGGTTGGGAACCGGGTGTTAAATACTCCCACGACGGTATGACAGTGACGTCGCCGGTGATGGTGAAACTTGCTGACGGTGACTTCGTGCCCGCCGTGGAGTCGATGGGTGTTGACATTCCCGACGGTTGGGAGGTCCGTCTTGTTGAGGCAAGGTTCGACCCGGCTGCATGGCAGCGTGAGGGTGAAGGGACCGCGTACACGGGACCGGTTTGGCGGTACAAGTTCCTTGTCGTACCCGGGCGGGTGCCTGTTGACTTCGAGATCGGTGCACCGAAACCGGTGCGTAAAACTTTCCCCGCTAACGAGGTGTTCCTTGTTGCGCTTAGTGATATGCAGATCGGGAAAGTTGATGGGGACGGCACCGCCGGAATACTCGACCGGGTGTTCACGTCACACGGCAGTGCGTTGGCCCGGTTTAAGGATGCACGGAAACGTAAACAGGTTTCCGAAGCGGTCATAGTTGTCGCGGGTGACTGCATAGAAGGAATCACATCGCAAGGCGGGAACCTCGCCGCTGCCGGTCGAATCGACTTGTCAATCACGGAGCAGGTTCGGGTGTACCGGAGGATGCTCGCAAGAATCGTTAAGGATTACGTTGATGTCGCCGACCGGGTGCGTGTGTTGGTTGTGCCCGGGAACCATGATGAGGCGGAGAGGCGCGGGAAACAAGTCCGGTCGTACACGGACTCGTGGGCGCTCGATGGTGCCGCCGCCGTTGCTGAAGCGATGGAACTTGCCGGTTACGGTGACCGTGTTAGTTGGGTGATGCCGAAACCGGACGAGTTGACGGTGTGTGTTGATGTTGCGGGGACAACGGTCGGTGTTCTCCACGGGCACCAAGCGCGTGCCGGGCAGATCGGGAAATGGTTGTCAGGTCAGGCGCAGAACCGTGAACCTATCGGCACCGCCGACCTTGTAATCAGCGGGCACTATCATCACTTGCATGTCCAAGCGTTCTCGGCCACAACGTGGGTGCAGGTCCCTGCGCTTGATGGTGGTTCGACATGGTGGCGTCACGCCGGTAACACGGAAGCACCTCCCGGCATGGTGAGTATGTTGGTTGGTGGTGGGTCGTGGAGGAGCCTCGAACTGAACTGACGTGCACGGTGCAAGTGACGATTGGTGAGGTGACGGTGTTGATGACCGGGCCCGACCTCGCGGATGTTACGAGGCGTGCCACAAAACTTATGAAACAAGCGGCGGCGATAAGTGTTGCGGCTTCACTTGTTGTTGAGGAGGAGCGTGCACCGCTAGGGTTCACCGCACACATTGAGCGTGCACCCGAGTTCGTTGACCGGGACCTGTCGGACTGGTTCGAGGAGGCGCCTTGATTGTTGATGAACGCGGAAAGTTTTACGGCGACCCGCGTGTGAACCTTGACCGCATCGCCGGGTTGTGGTCCGCGTACCTTGGGCACCCGGTGACGGCCCACGACGTCGCACAGATGATGGTCCTCACAAAGATTAGCCGGAGCAAGGTGAGCAGGCTTGACGACAATTACACTGATGCGATTGGTTACACGGAAATAGCCCGCGACCTGAGATGAGGTCGCGGGCTATTTTGTTTTGTGTTAAGCGTTCCGTACGACCATCGTTGTCACCGACCCGTTGCTAGCGGCGATCTCCTGCGCCTTTGCTTCCGCGTCCTCGAACTCGTCAAACTCAACACGCCCGTCCTCGTTCGTTAGGAAGAACGGTGCCGGTTCGGTCCAGTCCTCAGGGTGCTTGAAGAAAATCTTGACGTAAAACTTCGGCACTACGTAATCACTGTCGTCGTCCTCATCAAAGTACGAGTTCATGATTTCCGCGTGTGTCACTTCCT